CTGAAGAGATTGTAGCTGGAGTTCGTACTCTCTAAGACCATCAATCAGTGGAGTCATCGTGAAAGATGATACTAATTGCTGTCCCGCAAATACTGCTCGGCTTGCAATACTAGACAAAATATTAAGAGCAACCATTCCGGTTACACTAAAACGATTCTTGATCGAATCCAAAGCACTATTCAAACCATCGAGGTTAATATTCTTAAGAGCTGATGTAACTTTTTCGATGGATTTACTAGAATCTTCCATCTTAAGCGACTGTTTAAGATTCTGAAGAGATAAGGTTGTTTGCCTAACTCCTCGCTCAAATTGCTGGTTATCGAATTGTACACGTACAACTTTATTATCGACAGTTTCGGCCATTAAGCATTAACCTCCATCCATAAATCTCTAGATAATTGATCGAATATCGGTTTCATAGCAGGGTTAACATAATCAATGCCATGTACATAACCACCAGTTCCAGTGCCATGACCGTACTGAATAAGAATCGCTATGTTTTCACCTTTATTAGTATTTGTGTTATACCAATCTATTTGTAAATTTCCTTTACTTCTTGTTACTTTGTAGTTCCAGCTACTTGCAGTTTTGCCAGAACGAGAGGGGGTTGCAGCAGATAAGGCTTCTACTCCAATCTGACCGTACTTATTAAGAATTGCTTCTATGTTTGCTCTTTTAGAAAACGATAGTAGCTTCTCTAAGTTCTTAAAATCTCCAGATTCTTTAAAGCTTATCATGCTTCACCCCCATTTTGAATTAATCAATACTCTTGATGCCTGTGATAGGTCCGTTCTCGTCAATGTTAACAGAGAGAACATGATTCCTAATCATTCGACCATCATGATCAAATGCAGAAAGCTTCTTTGTGTCAGGATTGATGTAAAGTGTGTCAGTTACCATTGAACCAGACTCACTGAACAAATATGTATCGCCTTCTACTTCACGAAGTCCCGTCTGCATTGCACCAGAGTCGTCAAATAGGTATTGCTTTCCATCAATTGTCTGGTGGCCAGTGACCATATGACCATCACCGTCAAGCCAATACCAAGTATTATCCTTAAAGTACCACTGACTCGTTTGAATAATACCCCATTTGTCATCCGTAACGTACCAATGACCGTCGTACTTGACCCATCCAAACTGCAACTCACCAGTTGGAGCAAAGAAATACTTAGCACCATTAATGGATTGCATTCCGCTTACCATCTTACCGATTGTGTCATCAGACTCGGAAAGATAATAGCACTGTCCATTAATCCAATGCCAACCAGTCTCCATATATCCTTGACCGTTGAACCAATACCAAGCATCAGTGACCCACATCCACTCATTTGTAGGATATGAACCATCGCTACGCTGATACCACCAGCCGTTTGGACTGTGTACCCACTTTGGCTCTCCAACATATGTTGAAGTGATCTGGTTCTTAAGCGCAGCCCAAGCTGACTCATCAACATACTGTGCTGGACAATGCTTACCAGTTACATCATAGTGACGAATAACTCGATCGGCAGTAATTCCGTATCGATACATCAGATCAGTTACGATTGCTCGAAGTGATGCGATTTGAGCAGCTGTAAAAGGAGCTGAACCATCAGAGACACACTCGATTGAGATCGACCTCTGATTGTAATCGTAGTTACCAACAGCCCAAGCAGTGTCTCGCTCAGACACACTCTGAGAAATTGTACCGTCTGTATCAACAAAATAATGTGCTGAAGCATTGCGGTTTGGACCAGAAAAATAAACAAGATTATTATGGCCAGAAGCATTAGTGCCGGTGTAGTGAACGGCAATATAGCTTACGCTTTTTCCACCTCGACCCCAATCCATGTTAGAGCTATGGCATTGGATAAATTCTGAAACTGTAAAACCCATTACTTATCTCCTAAATCTTTAGGACCGTCTTCCTCGGGTTTGTAATCGTCTGGAGCGCCCTCGTGATTATCTTCAATATTACTAATAGCAACATCAAACTTAGTTGTATCATCCATTAGTGTGCATCTCCCTTCGACGCCTTTCGTTTAATTCTCGATTTTGTCGCATTATTTCGTCAGGCGACATTTCTTTCTTAGTGTTGTCTTCTTCCATACAAACTCTAATCAATGTCATAAGCCGATTAAAATGCCACTTTTCACACTCAAAAGGAATACTAGCTTTAGCCATCCAATAATATACCAATTCTGAAGTTACAAACTTTGTTTGACCAGATGTGGATCCAGATGAAAATGTTGTAGCAGTCATTGGATCATCAATATAATTATTTATGGCTTCAAGATCTTCTTTAGTTATTCCTTCTAGATCTGCTGGAGTAATTCTTTTACCAACAGACATACAAATGATGTAATCTAATATCTCATCTTCAGTTTTTTCGGAAGTTAAGAATGGTTTATGCCACTTTGACTCCCATTTTGAAATAGAGATGAGAGAGTGCTCCAGTGATAATACTATCTCTTTTTTAAACGAGAACTCGGCTCTTTCTTCGTCGTACAATTCGACTTCTGGAATAGTTATTTGAAGCACTCTCTAACATCCCTCCTTACTTAGATACAGGATTAAGCTTCTGATCCTTAAGTACGCTAGCACATACGCTATTGACGAACTCGGCCGCCGCGTCTGCATCAGAAACAAGCTCCATTACAAGCTCTGAGTACGCCTCTGTCTGAGAGAACTCGATTGCCTTTTCTTCAGACTTGATGAATCGACGACCGTCCTGAGACTTCTCGCCATAAGCTTTAAGGATAAGGTTCTTGAAGAGCTTGAACAGCTTAGTGTTATCCTTCTCTTTCTGGATACGCTCGATGTACTGTTCCATACCGCCGACCTCAGAGTTATCAAACTCCAAAATCTCAGCCTTTGTGAAGTTGAAATAGTAATCGTCCTTGATCTTATTACCATCAAAGTCAGTGCACTCAATAGTCTTCTTGTACATGAGTTAACTCCTTATCAATTTAATAGCTTATCTTAACCGTGAATTGGAGTAGCGCCGCCAACAAGAGCAACAATCTCGTCTGGCAGTGGAAGAATAGGATCTGTGGTCTCAGTACCATAGAGCTTATCCTCGATCTTCTTAAGGTTATCTTTGCTGACCTTACGAGAATCAATAGTAAGAGTTGAGGTTGGCTTAATGCCCTTAACGTTAACTGGTGTGGTCTCAACGCTCCAAGAGAAAGTAATTGCTGATGGAGAATTGTTAACAGTCTCGTAGTTACGAGAAGATGGCGCAGCAGTAGCGCCATAAACGAGGTGAATGTAGTAACCATCATCAGAAGTTGTACCAGTATCGTTACCAATATTAGTACGATAAGAGAAGCCAAATGCCTTACGAGTCTGCTGACCAGCCTTGATGCCCCTTGCTACCTCAACAGAGCCATCGCACTCACCAAACTCATCAGGATAAGTATAAGCCTCAATTGTTGCCTTGAAAGACTCGGCAGAACGAAGAGAAGCATACTTAATATTGTCTGCATAAAGGTTATTTGCAGCAGCACCCTCAGGAGCCTCGGTAACCTTAGTCAGACCATTCCAAGCAACACCCTTAGGATAATTACCGGTGTCACCCTGAACATAGAGAACGCCGCGATCGCAGCCATTCTCAAACCAACGAGAACCAGTCTCGTCCCAACTAATTTGTTTACCCATCTATAATGTCCAATCTAATTGTAAATAGTAAATACGTCATGATTCAGACCATCGGCAACATAGTGACGATCATAAGTACAATACTTAAAATTAAGAAGTCTATCAATTACTGGGTGTAAAGGAGACTTACTAATCACTTTAACCGAATATCTGAAATTGCGTCTGTATGGCTCGTTATCGGCATTCCTATTTTCAATACCGATAGGCTCATAAACCATACACGGACACTCTAGTTTTATGTTTGATGGCGGTTGAAAGTAGGTTTTTCCTGTTAAAAACACTTCGTCCCAAATAAATTCCAGCTTTTGATGGAAGTCGAGTCTATTGTCCGTAAGAGTTTGCATTATACCTACCCCCAATCGACAAAATCATTCTTGGCGGCTCAACAGTAACAGAAGCGATCTTCCATTTGCAACCAGCATACTCGACATAACGAATATTCATGAAATTATCGTTAATAAATGCATCGGCAATAATGCTGATTTGATTTTGAAGAGTAATATTATCTACAGGAGCGCCCCCGTCAGATCGTCTATAGATCTTTTGAAGATCGCCCCTGTAGCGTATTTCAGAAATTACTTCTTCATAAATTCCTGGTTGAGTTTCTTCTGTTGTTGCGAAACCAATATTACCATAAAACTTTCCCATTTTGAATTTCTCCTATCTTCTATAGATAAGAGAACTCATCCATAGAAATACTAAGCCTCGAGTGTCATCTCAACAGAGATAGCAGAGTATGGCTTAACAAGAGCACCAGAGCAACGAGTCTCAATGAGGTACTTCTGAGCATTGTAGTCAATGTCGAAGTCATCAAACAGAGTTACAGCACCACCGTTGTCAGCACCAACATTGTAGTCCTTGAGGTTTACAATGATACCCTGAAGCTGATAGCGCTTAGAATCGGAACCGACACGAGTCTTGTTCTCAAGAACCGGAACAGTTACGATCTTAGAGACGCGCAGCTTCTGAGCAAGCTTCTCAGGAGACTCGTAAATATCACGACCAGTAGAATCGGTAATAAGAAGCATTCCAGTGAGAACATCCTCAGTGGTGTAGAATACTGGGTTACCAGAACCGCGATAATTCTTACGAGCCTTGATGATTGCCTTGATCATCTTACCGTATACCTTGTTCTCGTCATCCTTCTCAGCAGACTTGACTGCTACAGCAACGTTAGTAGTGTAGAGATTCTGATCCTGCCAAATTGGACGGATGTGATCGTGAGAAATGTGATCGTCATCAGTTGAAGTACGACCGTCGCCACAAAGAATAGCGCCAGCAAGCTCCTCGTCGAGCATCATGCGCATTTCCTTCTTAAGCCAAGCAACGACATCGAAAGAAGTAATATCGACCATGTTGTCACGGTCCATCTTCTGCTTCTTATAGATGGTCTGTGGATCAGTGGTACGCTTCAGAAGCTTGAATACCTCTTCCTTCTTCTCCTTACCAGTGATGTAACCCTTAGCCCTTGCCTCATCCTCAGTGATGTTTGCGAAGATAGACTTAACGCGGGAGAAAGGAGTACGAGAAACGCCATTCATAACGTCCTCGACCCAATCCATCTTGCGGGAAATAAACTCTGGCTCTGCGCCGATAGTCTTAGCGTCTGGGAACAGGAAACCAACATCAGTGATGCTGTGCTGAAGAGCGTCGCCAAGAGTGATGTCCTCCATACCGTGCTGGAGTGCAGACTCCTTAAGGGAGCCATAGCGCTTTGCATCGCGCAGTACCTCTTCCATATCCTCAGCAGAGTGTGCGAGGTAATCACCCTCAGCATCGAACAAATTGTGCTTCATATTTTCATCCTCTACATCTTCCTCGCCT